ACTTATCTCTTCATCTAAGTACTCTGCATCTGCATCAAACTTTGCTAATATACCACTATCTAAATTACAATCCTTATGGATTATAGTTTGTCTACCAACACTTGATGTTGGATCTTCGTTAGTAACTTGAATATCAAAATAAATGTCTTCTCCAAGTTCTTTGAATCTGTATAGTAATTTTCTCATTATTGATTGATTATAATGGGCTGTTCCTTTAAATGTGTATTTGCATCCTGTAGCTTTATTTCCTTTGCTTACTTTACCTAATATCGGAACTTCTGTTTTTGTTTTCTCCATACTTGACTCAAAATTTATAATCTGCATGAAGTTATATCTTCTATTTTCTATAGTTACAAAGCACTCAGCTTTTGATCCACTTATTGCATCTTTTCCATTCATTGTTCTTTGTTTAGCCATCTTCTTTTATCCTCCTTCTTTTCTATTTTACATAAACAGCCATATAAAGTTGTCCCATAGCAACTGTTGGATTAATAGTTTGAGTTAAAAGAACAGCTCTCTTAGTCTCTCCCTTTTCAACAATGACATTGTCAGAACTAAAATCTTGTATAGCTCTTATTTTTTCTAATTTTTTATCTAAATCAACTATGTCATTCCATAATGAAACTCTTCCACTTTGGTCATTAGGATATTCGCCTATATATTTTTCATTAAATAAAGTTGCTGTATCATTTGCAACTTGGTCAAGAACTCTCATAACTTGATTACTAGAGAAATCTTCCCCTTTTTCGGTTATATAAGTAGTTAATGTATTTATATCATTTAGGACTTTTACATCCTCACCAACTTTATGGAATATAAATTTACCAGATTTAATACCTGCAATTAAATCAGATTGCTTAGTTGTTGCATTAACAGTAAATTCACCATCATATTTTTTATTTTCTACTGTTTTATTAACAGCACATCCACCTTCTGCACCTACTGTCCAATATATAAGTGAACTTTCTAATTCTCCAGAATCCAATACTTTATTATCTACAGAAATAATTCCTTCATAATCTGCTTTTTCATACTTATAAAGTACTGTCTGAAATTTAGCTCCAACTTCATCTCTAAGTCTTTTTGTAAATGCTACAAATAAACTTTTTATTTGATCTGTAGTACTTAGACAACCAAGAGTATTAAAATTATATGCTTCAATTGCATCTAAAAAAGCTTGATATTCTGTTCCGGTTACTGCTTCGCCATTTGTTCCACCTTCAAGAGCAATTCCTGCTGTGGCTTCTAAAGCTTCACTTTTCCATTCTCCTATATAATCATTTGGGACTAAATCTTTAATAGCTGCTACAGTTTGTGTTTCTATTTCTTTATTTCCATAAAGCGTTGTTACATTATACTTTGATCCTTCATCTATATCTGTTGTTATAACAATCTTAATATCATTTCCTTTTACACCACTATACTTAGCAGTTGCAAACTTATTGCTTGCTTTGACACCTTTATTCAGTTTATAAGCATATAGTACAGTTGCATTTTTAAATAGATCTCTTAATCCTTTTAATTTATCATCATCATATGAATAGCCAAAAATCTTTAAAGAATCCTTTTGAAAATCTTCTTGTGTTACTGTAAATACTTGTTCATCTGGGCCCCAATCTAATTCCATTGGCAATGCAACATATCCTCTATCAGATAAATTAGTACTTGCTCTAGCTGCACTTATAAAATTTATATAAGCACCATTAAGCACTTTATTTTGTGTTAGCCATGTACCTCCACCTAATGCCATCTATTTCACTGCTCCTTTCATAAAATCATTAATTAATTCATCTACTTCAGTTATTGAATACTGTGTATCATCTTTAAGCAGTGCATTAATTAAATCCTGTTTATCAGAATACTTTTTACTTTTTAAAATTTTCTGCTTAGAATATTTATTATCATCCATAACAAGTTTAATTTCTTCTTCTCCAACTTTTGTTGTAGTCTTAGCCAAATTAATCGCCTCCTAACTTCTGTTTTATAGTTAAGCTTCCCATAGTATCTATAGGCTCAGTTTCCTTTTTAACAATCATATTGAAATTAATAAAAAAATGAAGTACATTATCAACTATTTCAGCATTAATACTTGTGCCTCTTACCAAGCTGTTATCAACTGTAATGTATTCTAATGCTGTAAATAGCCTTTCTGTAACTTCATTAAGTTGATTATTTATTGTACTTATTCCATCTACTAATTCAGTATCTGGAAAGAAATGAATATCAAAAGGATATTTCCTCTCATATCTGTTTCCTACTAGCTGCTTTGAACTAGGTTTTAAACTGAAAATAAAAAAACAAGGTTCTTCTAAACCCTGCTCTACATTTTCAGTATGAATTATATATCCTTCATTTTCTGAATTAAATTCGGCATCTAGTGCCTGTGATATTCCTATTATTATTTTATTTAACATCAAAGCACCTCTTTAATTCTTCCCATACTTTAGCAGTAACAATACTTGGTATCTGCATTTCAATTTCATTTATAGATAAAGTCATCATAAATCTGCCTTTAACCCAGCTTTTCTTTAATTTCTTTCCTATAGCTGGTACAAATCTTCCTGGTGTCTGCCTATGGCCATACTCAACATATGAAGCGTATTCTACAGGATTAATAATCTCAATAGTATACGAATTACCTTTTTGAGTTATCTGTCCTATTGCCCATCCATTTCTTAACGTTCCTCCAGTTCTTCCATCTGTGTATTGCCCTACTGGTGTTTTCTGCTTAATTCTTCTAAGTAATCGCATAGCTATTTCATTTGCAATCTCTTTTGTAAATTCATTAGCAACACCATCTTTTAAAGCATTTACATTTTCAGCTAATTTTTTTAACTCTGAAAACTCACATTTTCCCCATCTTCCCATTAAGCATTACCTGCCTTTTCTAAAACTATCTCTTGATGTGATGAATAAATCGCAGGCTTTCCACTATGTTTAAATTCTGTGGTCCTGCCATCATGAGTTATAATAATTTTAGAACCTTCCTTAATTTCAATTTCAGGTGCTATAAATAGCTTAATAGTTTGTTGAACTGTAGCATTGGCTTCACTCTGATTGGTGGATTTAACACTACTATAAGACAATCTACAAGGCTGATTTTCTAATACTATTGTATCTTTTTTGCTTGTAACCTTAGTTACTGGATCTTTAACAGATTTAAATTCTTTAATAGTACAAATATGCTCATACTGACTTTCAATAGCTTTCCTATGTGCTTTTCTTGCTTGTAAAATAGCTTTGTTCATATTACCACACCAACTTTCTGTATCTATTCAGCTTAGATTTATATTCATTTAAAATACTATCCTTATAATCACTTTCTACACTATCTCTAAAGCTAGTGGATATATCTCCTTCACTTATAGATGAAATAGAACCTATAGCAGTTTCTTCACTGCCTAGGTTCTCATTTCTATACAATTTAACAGCCATTTTATAAGCTGTAGTTTCTAAGCCTTTAGGTATTTCTTTTATGTGGCAATATTCTAATATTATATTAGTCACATCATCTATAATAAATTCAAGAATAACATCTTTAGATGTATCTTCTAAATTAATTCCTAGGAGCTGCTTAAGTTTATCTAACTCCATAAGATCACATCCTATTCAACTTTTCAACTTCTTTAATTTTTTCTAATATTCCAGATTGGCTAGTAGCTTTTCCAATATCAATATTTTTTTCTTGTGCATATTCTTTAAGTTCCTCAACTGTCATTTTTGACAGCTCTTTTTCTATCTCTGGACTATTTACTATTTCTTTTTTAGCTGCTTCACGTCTCATTCTTTGAAATGCTGTAGCACTCATATAACAAACCTCCTTATAGCTTATGAACAAACTTAACCATACGAATAGCTTTATCCTCATAAACTCTTGACCAATTAGTACCTGTTGCTAGTTCTGCATTTGTAGGTGATGAACCTGCTGCTGAACCAATCCATTTTACTCCTCTTGGGTGTAAAATATAGTGTTTTCTATTTATTAAGATATCATCTCCAGCTAAGCTATCTCTATCTGTTTCAGTTGGAACTGGTGCTCCACCATTACCAAGACCAATTGCACCTTCTCCAAATAAATAAGTTGTATATTCCCCAGCAGATGTTGGACAAGAATCATCAATAATAACTCTTTTCTCCATGAACAATGAAATTGGCTTATTGTTAGAGTCAAGTTCTGTTTGAATTAAGTTATTCTTACGAAGTTGTGTTTCTGTAGCTGAATGCATTATAACACCAGTCAGTTTGTCTTTTGCATCTCCCATAAGTTGCAATGCATCAAGGAATGTTTCACCATTTATCTTAGCTTTATCATCTCCTAAGCTAGAAATATCTAGAACTTTATTTGTCATATTACTAGCAGCAAATGCTCCATCTAATAATTTTATAGCTGTAGCCTGCATACGTCTTGCCCAATATTCTGCAACTAAGTCACCAATTGCAGCCATAGGATCATCTCCAGATAATGCTTTTGCTAAATCATTTGCACTCCAAGCTTTACCTCTCATTAATAGAACAGCTATATCTTGACCAGCTGTAATTTTTGCTGGTGTTAATGCTCCATCATCTGAAAGTACTTCATCATCACCATTTAAATCTTCCCAATATGGCATATTAATTGTTGTTCCACCACTTGATGCTAGTCTATCTAATTCTGGATTATTTGATATAATCCCACTATTATATAATGCTGATAATTCCATTGTTCTTTGTACTACATAAGGATTAAATACCTCT